TATGGAAGTTATTAGGTTCTCGGATGGTTGGAATGGAAAGTTAAAGTGTAAATGCTTCACTACTTTTCGCCTCGCCACTTCCAAATATCAAATCAATAGGACATATCGAATTGAATTGAAAGGGCAATATATTGGAACAGCTACAATTAAAGGTATGCGCATCATGAAACTTAATCGAGTGAATGAATTTATAAGTTTTCTTGATACAGGATATGAACCTGGGGCATTTGTCAATATGGTGAAGCGAATGTATATGAATAAAGTTCCTGATGTCTTGCAAGCTGATTTTTACTATATCCTGTTGAAATGGGAAGGAGAACAGAAAATAGATTTTGATGGAAAAGAAAAGACAGAGGAAGTTAATTAATCTCCGGTACCGGCTAAAGAAGGATGGATACCATGTAAATGATGAGGTGAAGATCATCATTCTGCCTAAAAATGACGAAAAGCGGAGTATTAGGCGAGAATGTGCGATAAAGAAATTCGGTTATGACTTACAAAACAATTTATTTAAAAATGATTAGCCAAAGCAAATTTAGCAATATCTTCTTCAGTCCAGACCGTCCAAGTACGTAAGGACTATATCAATCACTTTCGACAAGCGAAACCTCTTGAAGGGATTTATTTTACAGCGTTTGCCAAAGAAGTACTTGAAAAGCGAAGCAGACGAAAGTCTGAATACTATACATCCGTATATGATGCAATAATCAAGCATATAGATCGGTTCTCAGACGAGAATGATTGTGATATCTTTACTAACTCCATTACAGAAGAGTTTTTAGACGATTTCATAATTTATCTTGAGGAACGGGGATTGATGCACAATACTATTATCGGATATATACAAAAAATACAATCTTTAATCCGGCGTGCCGGGCAATACAATTATGCAGTGGATATGACTTATGACGAAGTAAATATAGATGTGGAACCAACATTTGCGATTTTTCTTTCAATGAATGAGATAACCCGAATTTACTATTATAAATTCGAACATCAGGATAAGCGAAAATCTAAGGAACGTATTCGTGATTTGTTTGTTATCGGTTGTCTTACCGCTCTTCGTTATTCGGACTATTCTACACTAACTAATCAAAATTTAATAAATGGATTTATAGTAAAGCGTACTAAGAAAACTAACATAGATGTCAAGGTTCCCGCGCATGACTACGTTAAAGAGATTTTTGAGAAATATGGAGGAGATATTCCTTGTCGATTATGCATCCAGCATTTTAATAAATACTTAAAGCTAGTAATGCGTGAAATTGGATTGAACGATAAGATAACCTATTCATTTACCAAAGGTGGCAAACTTCAAACAGTTACAAAGGAAAAATGGGAGTTGATTAGTAGCCATACAGCACGCCGTTCTGCAGCTACGAACATGTACCTGACTGGTCGCATGAAGACATTGGAAATAATGAGGTTAACCGGACATCGTAGTGAACAGAACTTCTTTCGTTATATCCGACTTACGAACGATGATACTGCACGGTCGATAAGTGGTGATATGTTTTTTAGAAAATAATAACTATCGTCTTCCTGATTGCAGGAAGACGATTAAATCAAGAAAAAAATCAAGTTACATGAAAATACATTATTTCTATAGAAGAGAATATGATAAAGGGTTCTATAATCTTGAAATCATAGCCTGGTTGGAGGAAAAAGAAACATCAAGGGAGGGATATAAAAGGTTGAGTTTTACTCAATTGGAAAGATTGAAAATCTTTCTATCGAAAGACAATGGCTACCATAATCATAGTATAGAGCATGATTTTGGCGAGAAGAGTTGTTATGGGCATTATGCTCATACACGTAAGGAACTGATTGAAGCAATGAGAAAACAGTCTTTATTGCCTATAGACGGTTGCAATTATGAAAGATTTCGGAGAGTAGCTCTTAATCTTTACAGCAAGCAACCTTTGGTAGATTTTTCTAAATTCAAAGGGACTCAGAAGTATACAATTCGTCAAATAATAGGCGAATAACAAAAGTATTTAATGAATAGGGTTAACCAATAACTTGCAAATCCTTGAAGAATATTCAAGAATTTGCGTAATATTTTCCAATTAGAAATGAGTGAAATGAAAATAAAGCGATTGATAAACGGAGTCGAAAAATCCTACATTTTATATAGAAAATATTGCGTTAAAATAGCGATAGAAGCCCAAAAGTATATAGATTGGGATAGAGATATAGGTTGTGAATACTTTCCTTCTGATGGCGTTTGCCTGACAACAACAGACGCATACGTTTGTCCGGCTGCTTCTTTCTTTGGAGTAATTAAAGAGAAAGGGAAGATTTCTCAATCGGAGTTTAAAAGTATTTGTGTTTGACTAATAACAATATCGTAATGAATATAGAGGAAGCAACATCATTTGAAGATATTTCCGACAATAGACCATTAATTGGAGACTGCCGTGTCTTCTATTCGAATATCCACTCTCTTAAGGAATTTGGCAATTATAGTAACTGCCAGGTATTTGTGTACTTATTCGGAAGCGATGAAGGGCAAAGGTTATGGATGTGCTTTGTTGAAGATGCACATAGAGATATTTACAAATTATTCTTTGAGTACCTAAATAATGAACAAAAGTTTGTTTTGGCTGCAAATATCTTGGAGAATAAGGATTTAAAAATGGCAGCGCTTTAATATAATTCAAATCAAGAAAATTATGAATGAGAAAGAAAATTTTTTCTTTATGGTATATGTAGAGGGTGAACATACCCCAGCGTATAAACACAGCGATCTGACAAGTGCGGAGGCAGAGGCTAAAAGATTAGCAGAATCTTTAAATAGAAAAGCTTATGTTCTTTGCTCTATAAAATCCTTTGAAGTAAATAAGTTTACGGTAAGAGATTGCCGCCCGGCGTTGGGTGATGATCTTCCATTTTAATCAAACTAAGAAAGATATGAGTGAATTAATAAAAGAAGCTATTAAAGAAATCAATCATAGCTATGCAACTATAGTTGATGGCGAGTTGGTTTATCAAAGGAGTGCAATGCTTAATATGTTTCGTAAAGGTGCAGAATGGCAATCCGGACAATCTCTGTGGATTAGCGTAAAAGACCGATTGCCGGATGATAACGAAAACATTATCATCATGTGCGAGCATGGCGCGATATTTAATGGTACATATTGCAATGATGTATGGCTCTGTATGGATGGATACATTCACGATACTTTCAGAGGTGAACCTATTTATTCATCCATGGTAAGTATTCCACCCTTATGGAAGCCAGTTGCGTGGATGCCGATACCGAAGTTTAACGAATAACAAGAAAGTAATGAAGAAAAAAGAAAAACAATCAATCACCATCATTTTCAAGGAAGATGATAATGGGAAAATGATAGCATATATCGGAGAAATGAATTTTACATGCAAAGCTGTAGATATAGCAATAATCGATAATGCTATAGTCAAAGTTGCAGAAATATTAGATAATATAAAGATAGTGTAAAAATGAAGGAATCACATACAGGCATTGGTATCTGTCATTGTTACCAATGCCGGATGAAAAAAAAGAGTTGCAGTACATCGGGGCGTAAATCGCTCAAGAGAGCTATTAATAAGTTTCGTCGCAAACAATTAAAAGTAGATGAAGTAATCAAGCACAACCGCTTCGGTGGGTATTGGGCGTAAAACCAATTAGAGATGAAGAAAATAGTAATTGACGGGGTTATTTATAGTATTAAAAATACAGACTTCAAAAAACTAGAATCTCTTGTTGCTTCCATGCAAATAGCCCCCATAGACGAAGAACTTGAATATTACCGAAAGTACATAAAATATTGCGAGGATGTTAAATCAAAGTATGGAGATGGTGTACCTGTAGATGGAGTTTATTTTACTAATGGATAATTATTATGAGTAAAGAAAAACAAATATGGGATACAGTAAGCCATATTTTGGGCAACTATGGAGAAGAAGTTGACGGAATATCTATACATGAATCCGAAAAAGCTGAAAACGGAGAACTTCATAGAAAGATTTATACCCATCATGGATACTGCTTTGAATTAACCTGTTACACAGATTGTGATCCGGAAGACATTGATAATATTGAAAACGGATGTGTGTATTGCTTCAGTGAACCGTGGGATGGATTCAATGAGGCTGGTATTGACAAAGCCATTGAAATATTAAAAGGTATAGTTTAATTCAAATCAAGATAGAAATGAGCATTAAGATAAGTAGGGAGGCGTATGAGAAACTAATCAAAGAAGATTTAGACTTTCTCAATGAACATTGTCCGGAGAGCTTGGAATTAGATCATATTAAAGCAATTATTCGCAGCTCCATCAACTGGAATTATCCGGAAAAGGCTAAGAGCATGTGCCTTAAAGATAAAACAAAGGTTTGCAATTTATGCCATGAATGCGATGTAGATGTGCTGAATCCGAACTATTAATTGATGTATAAAGAGGAATCGAAAGGAGAAATAACTATGTATATATATGGAATAATTAGAACAGTATGGAACGGAAACAATTATGTTTCCAATCCAAACGAAGATATATTTCTTTATTTGAGCAAGGAAGAGCGAGATAAGGAGATGGCGGAATGCGTTAATAATAGTGATATTCAAGATAATAATGAATCAAATGGATATAAAGTTAAGCAAGATGCAGCTTATTGATTTAAAGAATATCTGCAAAAAAGGATGGGGTGGTTATGATAAGCCCTACGAGGAATTAGACGAGATGGTAAAAAACGGTTTATTGACAAAATCGGCAGGTCCATTCGGTGATGTTGTTTATCGTCCAACTGCCGAAGGACGTAGATACATTAACTCAATATAAATCAAAAAAGGCCCCTCTAGGAGCTACTGATGAATAACTAATTTAATATGCCAGCTTTAAGGAGAGCTGTTGGGTATCAGCCCCATCTGGGTTTGTTCATTGGACCGGGTGAAATTCCCGGTCTTTTTTAGAATAACTTAAATAGCTGAAGATATGCAGAAAGTTTGGAATATATTATGGAAACAGTTCGAATGTGCCACTAATGAGTTTAATACTTATATTGATGGCGGTATTCCTGTTATCGCACAACAAAAAATAGTGAAGTTTATTAAAGAATGGGATAGGCTGAAAGAACAGGCTATGAAGTTTGATGAACTAATGCAGAATCCGATAGAACCTGTTGATATCAAATTACCTTTTGAAGAAGAGGAGTTCCAGCAGACTTGGCAATATTGGAAGGAATACCGTTTGGAGACGTTTGGTAAGACATATAAAAGCAGGGAAGAACAGAAAGTTTTGGATTATCTTGATGATATAAGTGAAGGAAGTCCGGATACGGCAATTAGATATTTGAACTTCGCTATGGCTGGTAGTTATCCAAAGTTTTTTAAAGTGACTGATAACAGTTATACTAACCCACCTAAAGAGATCACTCATGACAGCGACTTTTAATGACTTCATAAATACCTGTAAACAAAGGCAGCAAGAACTTGACCAAGAACTATGGGCTTTTCATTATTCCCATATTTCCGACATCGAGTTTTGGAAGCTATTGAAAGCTAAAGCAGAAGCCATCATGATGCAAAGAGGTATTAAATCAGCGTTCATTGTGGATCAATACAATAAGGACACTATTCGTCAGTTATATTATTATCTGACTGGAGATGTGAGGAATTGTAGATGGAATGTGCATAAAGGAATATATTTGATGGGAAAAGTTGGATGTGGTAAGTCTTTATTGATGTATTCTTATTTATCAGTACAGGATTATCTCACTCGCAAGATAACCGAAACTATTCATGCGAAACAACTGATAGAATTACTTCAATCGGAAGGTGGGATCACTGGATTAAGAGAAAGGCCGTTGTTTATTGATGAATTGGGACGTGAAAATTTAGAGATGAAGGACTATGGTAATGTAGTCAAGCCCGTTATAGACTTGTTTGCTATCAGGTATGAATATGGCGGTAGGACTTATGCTACTTCTAACTTTACACTTGACACACTTGAAGCTGCAAGAGATGTAAAGGGCAAGATTACTGCGCAAAGATATGGTAATTTCATCCGGACGAGAATGGACGAAATGTTTAACGTGGTGGAGCTTCCAGGAGAAAACCGCCGATTGAGATGGGGGAAATAATGGCTAAGAGAGAATTGGCAAAAACTTCTTCGGCTGCCAAAGCTGCTGGAAAAGTACAAGCGGTAAAGGAGTGGTTGGATATGAACTATGAAATTAAGATCAATATATTCGACCACTCAAAATCGTATATTGAGAGTAAGGAACGTGAGTATACTACATCAATCACTGAAAATGATATCTATATGCATATGATTGATGATGGTTTGGCTTGTAGCAAGTCGTTATTAAAGGCTATATTGACTTCTCCTAATCAGATGACAGCATATAATCCGGTTACAGAGTATTTTGATGGTTTACAAAACAAATGGAACGGTGTCAGCCAAATAGATTTGTATTGCAGCTTTCTCCGGGCACACGACTTTAAAGATAAAGATGATACGGAATTTTATCAAAACCGGATGAAATACCTAATAAAAAAGTGGTTGGTAGCTGTAATTGCACAAGTATATGGTAAGAGGCAGAATGATGTAGCAATTGGATTTGTTAATGCTCAAGGCGGAATAGGCAAGACGACACTGATTGAATTTTTGGTACCACGATGTTTGGAAGAGTATTACGTTGTTTCGGATAAAGACGAACGTATATTCAGAATGACAGAGTGTTTTGTTTCCCGCTTTATTATCAACTTTGATGAGTTTGTTGGAATAACAAAGTCAACAGAGAACAGTTTTAAAAATAATATGAGCCGGCTCATGGTGGATATCAAGTTGCCAGGAGAAAGTTTCACCACAAAGATGCAACGTATTGCTTCCTCTGCTTTCACAAGTAATAAGACACAGGAGATGGGAGGGTTTCTGTTTAATTCAGATTCCGGTCTTCTCCGTAGAATAGCCGCTATTGAGATTGACGAGATCGGGGATTACAGAGAAGCCGTGGACGTGGAACAGCTTTGGGCGGAAGCTATGACCTTGTATAATGGAACTTTTGATTATACCTTTAATCGAAAAGATTATGATGATTTCCAAGAATATAACGCAAAGTATGTGATTGAATCCACCGCATATAAATTGGTGAAGGAATGGTACCGGAAGCCGGAAGAAGATGAAGAGTCTTTGTTCCGCATGCCGATGGACATCGTTCGGGAACTGAAAGCTGCACGAAAGATAACTAGCTCAATGACCCGCATTGACGATATTACTATTGGGCAGGCATTGCGCCAGTTAGGATATGAACGTATAGGTAAGAAATTGCCGGGAATGGGTACACGTTATGGATATAAGGTAGTACAACTCTATTAATCAGATATTTGTATATATGTATATTAGATCATAAGGTCTAATATATAAAAAACTATTTAAGAGAAAAATAATTGAAAATGTGGTTACAACCTTACAACCTTTATAATATATGCGTTTTAATATGTTGATAATCAGATGTGAAAAGGTTGTAAGTGCGTAGTTTGGTATTCACTTACAACCTACTTACAACCACTTACAACCATATAAGTGGTTACAACCGGTAGACTAGATGTAATGTGTTTATATACAATGCTTTGATTGTTAGTTGTAGGTTGTAAGCTAGTATGGGAAATTATTTAAAAAAACAAGTAATATGGAAAAACCAAGTGTAACAATAGAACTAGCACCCTATTTACATGATTACTTATATCATGAGTTTGGGTGTAGAAAAGAAGGTGGGGTAATGGTAGCAACCACTAATGATCTCGGAAAAATGATTCAAGCAATGGTGACAATAAAAGACCGCCCGCCACGTCTTCCTTTGAAAGAGAATCCAATTACATTATATTTGCCAACACAGGAATGGAATCATTTCATTTTAAATGAAAACTTTCTGTATATTCCTGAATGGAAACAAAGGATGTTGCAGGATTACATTGAAGCATCTTTCCGTCTTCGTATTCGCGAATATTTTGTTGCGGGATATGAGAAAGGATTCAAACAGGATAAGATTATAAAAGCGTTTTTGATGGCGTATAACATTAAAAATAACGCAATAAATTATGATGCGATAAAGAAGTATGACTATCGAAATCGGAAAAAGATGATAAAAGAGGTAAATAAGGAAATACAACTATCTCTTTTCTAAGTGATTATATTTTTTTTACGATTAATCTATAAGTAAAAAGATGTTTTTAATCTTTTTTATACTTACACTTTTAAGCAATTTATTCATTATTAGATATATAAGCTATGAGTTTAGATGATAAAAGAGCACAAATTAGCGCAATGTTCTATCTTTCAATAGACGATGCGGATATTGATGATTGTTTGGGCGTTAGTTCCATCTCTGTTTCCGGCAATTGGATCGATTTTAATATATCCAAATGTGAGTTGAAAGAAACTAGGTCTGCACCGGGAGAATTGGTACAACAAGAATTAAGCGCTACTTGTACAGATTCAAGTGAGGCGAATGAATCATTTATTAGGGAACAATGTGATGGATATGGGCTACTTCGTATTGATTACTCTAATGGTGAGAGGAAAGTGGTTGGAACAGATAAAAAACCGGTACAACTCTCTATTGAGAGAAGCGGTTCCCCAGTAGCCATCACTCTATCATTAAAACGTTCTAGTGCCGAGTTTTCAAAGTTCCTAAAGTCCTTTTAATAGGCAGTAAGTCATTGTAATTTTGTATCAAACAAATAAAGTATAAAAATACATGGCTTTTTCTTCTTTATATAGTGCTGTTTTGAGAGGTAAATGGTTTATCTCACTCCGGGATGTGGAAGCCAACCAAATCCTGATTAATCTTCTTTTAGAAAGAGGGGTTGAGAGTGAAGATATAACCAAACTGTCAGATAAGTCTCCCATAGTTGTATGTGCGATGTCCGAAACAGAAATGAAATCCGGACACGATTTTTCAGATGCACCACAAGATAGTGTGGCAGTCATAGGGCTTCAAGGTTCTATGTTGAAATACGGTTCATACTGTAGTTATGGAACTACTGAAGTAGCAGAGATGGTAAATCAGGCTGCAGATTCCCCCAAAATTTCTGGTATTTTGCTTGACATAGATTCCGGTGGCGGTAGCGTTGATGCTATCGCCCTGCTCATTGATGCAATCCAATATGCACAGAAGAAAAAGAAGTGTGTGGTTGCATATTGTGATTTGTGTGCGTCTGCTGCCTACTATGTAGCTTGTTATTGCGATGAAATTATTGCCTCTAACACAATCTCTTCGGAATTTGGCTCTATTGGTGTAATGATGAGTTTTCCGGATTATGCCAAATATTATGAGAAAGATGGAATAAAGGTTCATACAATCTATAGTAATTTATCATCTTATAAAAATGCGCCGTTTGAAGCGGCGAAGGAGGGAAAATATGATGCAATCAAAACAGAAGAACTTGATCCGCTCGCAAGAGGATTCCAAGAAGCAGTTAAAAGTAGAAGAGGTAGTAAACTTAACCTCGAAATGGAAGGGATCATTGCCGGGCGCATGTTCTATGCGAACGACGCCAAAAAAAATGGCTTGATTGATTTGGTTGGTACTAGAGAGTTTGCATTGGGAAGAGTGAGAGAATTGCGCAGAGATGCGTATGTAAACGAATATATTAATTCAAAAAGTGCATAATTATGTTTGAAAAAGTAGTTGCTGCCGTATTTGGATATTTGGGAATCTCAGCTTTAGCTAAAGACAAGGACGGAAAATCCTCAATGAGTAAAGAGCAGGAGACTAAACTGGAAGATAAATATGGAAAAAAATTCGTCGAGGAGTTCAAAAAGGACCTCGCCGATTTCGAAAAGGAGGGGAAAACTGCAGAGAGTGTGGTAACAGAAGAACTTCTGTCTGGAATGGAGGCTGAGAAAGGAAAAAATGCGAAAGAGTTGAAAGAGGCTCGTGAACATATTGCCAAACTGGAAAAAGAGAAAGAGGAAGCCGATGCCATAATCGCTAAGTTGGAAAAGGAAGAAACAGCTGATGCAGGAAAGGTTGTAACAGGAACAAATGCGGATAATATGGGAAAGACTTTTAAACCGGATATGAATCTGTCGCATAATAAATATGTTGATGCTATTTATTATGGAAGACCCGGCGCTTCTTATTCAGGCAATACAACTATTGAAACTACCGAACTGCAAAAAGAATTTGGTAAGTATGTAAATAGTGAACGTCTTGAAATCCTGCAAAGTTTGATGGGAAAGACCGAATCTACGCAGTATATGTCCACCATCGCTACCGATAAAGTGGAGGTTCGTGCACAACAGGCAGCAATTGATTCGGTATTACAGCAGTTTACTCCCCATTGGACGCCCAAAGGAAAAACTAAATTTACTCCGCTTACCATTAAGAATTTCAAATGTAAGATCAACGTTGCCATCGTTCCATCTGATGTGATGGAGGATATCATCGGATATCTTTATGATGAGAACTTGAAGCCGGAAGATATGCCGGTTGTAAAGTATATCTTAAATCAACTTGTATTCCCTAAGCTGGATGAAGAACGGGAAGTTGCTTTGGCTACGGGTAAGTTCGTTGAATCTACAGCAGAGAAAGACGGTGATAACGCTACAGATGCCAACGAAGTTATGGATGGGTATGTCACTCAACTTGTAGCATTGAAAGAAGCGAATAATAAAGCTATTACCTGGTTGCTCAATGGCGAGAAGCTGTCGGATGAACAGCTGGTAGATCAGATCGACAAGGCGGTTGAAGAGGTTAAACCGTTATACAAAAAGAAACAGATGTTTATTCATGCCGATCCGGACATTGTAACGCGCTATGGAAAAGCATATCGCAAGAAATATCCTTGGTTGAAGAATGAAGATGGAGAAAAAGTGAAAGTCGATTTCTCTAAATTCACATTTGCTCCACTTGAAGGTATGCGTGGTACCGGAGTTTTCTTTATTACTCCAAAAGAGAACTTCAAATATTTGCGTAGTAAGGACCCACAAGCTACAAAAATTTGGATGCAAGGAGAAAACTATAAGGTGAAGATTTTTGCTGAATGGTGGGAAGCAACTGGATTCTGGATTGCTGAAGCTATTTTCGCATATATTCCACCCACAGAGTCAGGAGCGTCTGCCTCCGAAGCTGGTGGGCTTTAAAAAATAAAAGGAGGTAAAATTATGGCAGAATCAGTATATCAGTTTGCATCGGTTCCTAAGAAGACATCGAATGCAGGACGCCCGAAAGGTAAAAAGGCGTATATTGTCTATTTCCGATGGAATGATGTAAAGACATACAACCGTGATGAAAAAGGAGTACGTGTTAAGGAATTCGCTTTGGCAGATGGGAAAAAGCCGATTGCAGTCTATGCAACCGACTCTACTATTAACATTTATCACACAAGCGAAGGAGAAGACGATGCGCGTGGCTTCATTCATCATGTAGATTATGAGTATCCGGGAACAGAGGTTGAACACGATGAATTTGTAAACAACAATATCAATGAAGATTTAGGAGCTATTGTTTTTGGCTGCTCAGGTGATGATGCAAAGATAGCAGGTACTCCCTGTACTCCATTGAAACTCACAAAAGCAGATTCACAGGATAACAAAGAAGGTGATAAAAATACGATCAACTTGGCAAGTTCACTGCGTGGGGCTACAATTGGACATATTGCCAAGAGCCTTATTCCGGCTACAGACAGTGAGGAAATCAATGCTATTTTAGGATTGGCTGGTAGTGCGTCAGGCTCATCTAAAGGAGGTCTATAAATAAGTTTGTTTGTTGTGTTGAGAAGAGGTGCATATCCATATTGGATATAGCACCTCTTTTTGTGTCCTTTTGCCTGTATTGGGATAATGGTACTTTTGTGTATCAAAAAATAAGAATATGAGAACTAAAAAGGAAGAAGGAAAAAAAGTGGAAGCTGATTCAGTAAATAATCAGGCTTCTAGTGTGGAACAAGATCAGGCTCCAAGCGGGGGACTGGCATCTCAAGAGAATTTAGCCATACTGGATCATACAACGGTGGTAATTCCTTATGTTAAGAACAAAGCACAAGGGAATGAGTTAAAAATGGCATTGCGCTCTTTTGATAAATTCTTGTGTTTTGGTGTTAATGTTGTCATCATTGGCGACCGGGAGGAATGGATGAGTGATGTTGTTACAGTCATAGAACATGAATGTGTGTCAGATAATCCTCAGATTGATGTACTTGAAAAATTAAAATTGGCTATTGCTGCCGATGAAGTTACTGATAAATTTATTTGGTCCAATGATGATATCTACCTTGTAGCTCCGGTAATGCTGGCTCATATTGAGGTTCCTAAAAATAAAGGAATCTTGCGTCCAGAACTATATAAAGGCATTTATAGGGATAATATGGAGCGTACAGTTGCATTGCTGGCAGATTTTCCCAAATTAGATTTTGGAACACATACTCCTGTTGTTTACGAAAAACAGAGTCTTGTAGATATGTTTGAAAGGTTCCCGGAATTGAATACAGGTGGTTATTTGATCTCATCTGTTTATTTTAATACTCTCTTTCCAGAGTTCGATCCTATTTCTTCTATCGAATTGAACTGGCAAAGCGATAACATTGCATTGTCTATCGTATCCAAGCAACCGGATCACAAGAAATTTCAGGAACTGGTATCAAAGAAAATACTCCTGAATAACGCAGAAAGTGGATATTCTGACTTTCTAATGAAATATTTACTTGAAATGTTCCCGGATAAATCCGAATTTGAAGAGTGAAAGAGATTGTAATCGCTTGGCTGAAGAATGGAGCAAATGCTCAAGAAGGAATACGCTTGATGGAACAGTCGGGCGTATCTCCATTAACGTTGCGTCTGGTTCGTTCCAACCCTTCCGGCAATAAGAGAATGATGGTTGCATTTCTTTGCAAGAAATACAATATTAATCAGGATTTTACGACAAACTGGAAAGAAACAGAGATAACATTCAGCCGTAAACCCAAGTCTTTTCGGGAAGAATTTTCGTTTTTAAACGAGAAATCATGTCCGGTGGAGTTGGAGGCACTTGCTTCCCGAAAATTTTCACGATATCATGCATACGTTGAATTACATTCTCAACTCCGCGATTGCACTGATCTGAATCAATGTACTTCTGTTAGCAGACAATTAATAGACAGTTATATTGAAAACCGGATGATATGGGATGAACTGAATTATTATCAGCAGAATAAGTCTTTATTAGGGAAGCATCCGATTTTTAATGAGTTTAAAAGGAGAAAAGAACTATTGGGACTACCGATAAAAGAACTTGTAAAACGCCAAAAACAGATAGAAAACAATATTTGGCGGGTAACTAGCGAATTGAATAAAGGAGATAAGCCGCATTTGGATATCGAACGACGGGAAAGACTGGCAGGTTACAAAGCTGAATTGGAAGAGGTGAACCGATTACTTGAATGAGTTATTATTTTGATTTAAACGAGCTACGTGAAGAACTGCGTGAGTCACGAATGTATTCAAAGCGGTTTGAAATGCTTCAAATATATAAATTGAATAATCTCAAAGAGTTATGCGGCCGACTTCCAAAAGAAAATGAAGTCTTTTTCATAGAAACACGGAAAAGTTTTACGGCATTTACTTTTATAGTTTACTTACTCAAGCATACTGGATATTTGGAACACCTGTATATAGCAACTTATTCAACCAATGAACGCATAATTAATGCATTGCTCCGATGGAAGGAGAAAGGGGCCATTGGGAGTATTCATTTGCATATTTCCGAGACAATAAAGTTTCGTATGCCTAAGATTTTTGAAAGGTTGATGGCACTCCATCAAGATGGGGTTATTGAATTGTCTTTTGCGTGGAGCCATAAGAAGATAACTTGTTTGGATACGCCTAAAGGCTTTTTTGTTGTAGAAGGGAGTGGAAACTATGGCGAGAATGCGATGGAAGAACAATATGTATTTTTAAAAAGTAAGGAAGTCTATGAGTTTCGTTGCGGACGAATTGGTTAAGTGGAGAGAAAATCCGTTATGGTATGACAGGATTAACTTTGATGAATATGAAAAGCTGGCAGCTATAGGATATACTCCTAAGCAAATAGCCATGTTTTACAATATTCCTTTGAATGATTTTGAGTGGTATTTCAATTTGGTAGGTTCTCCACTGAAATATCACTATGAACGCGGACAGTTGATACAACAGGCTAAGGAAGGATTATCAATGACAGCTAGTGCAGAAGTTGGTGATAATGTAACTCAGGCGCAGCGGCTTGATAAACTACGTCGTGAAGTCAGTTTTAAAAATGCGATTAACCAAGTTTTTTTCGGAGATATAGAGAATGTTTGAAACTTCTTATTTTGACAGGTTGCAGGATTACTTGGCATCCGGTTGTATAATGGAACTTACGGATGATGAGATGGACTATTATAATGCGCTGTACGCCCTGATTGGCATACAGCGGAAGTACGGTAAGGATAATGCAATATCTTTCCTTATGCATGATCCTTTTCAGGTAAAGAGGGCTAGAGCCAGAGAAATGTATAATGAGGCTATAAACCTGTTTTTTGCGAATGATTCGGTAGAAAATAATGCTCACCGAAATATGATGTATGATAATCTGCAGAAAGCGGCACAGGTTGTATTAATAAATGCACATTCTTCTAAGGACATGGAAGTGTATGGAAACTTGATGATACAGGCAGCTAAGATCAAACAATTGGATAAACCTGATCCGCAGAAACGGAAGGAAGTTAACGAAAAGCATATAAAAATTTATATGCTTGATACGCAGGCTGTAGGAATTCCACAGGTTAACAGGCAATTGCTTGCTGAACAGATTGATTCTATTCCTGATATTCCGGAGCGGGAGAAAGTTCGTTTAAAGAGGGATGCGCAAGTGATTGATGTGGATATAATTGAAATGCTCGATGACCAGGAAACAAAAACTAAAGACATCGACTGATGATGTAGAACAGCGATACGCAAATTGGATGGCCCAGCTCATATCAATAATGATGCCATGGGCGCTTTATTGGATTGCCGGGCGTGCCAGTGCTAAAACAGTGCAAGTATTATCTGAACGAGTGCAAGAAGTTGCACAGGATTGTCAGGGTGCACCGTTCGCATGGGTAGCTGATACATATTCAGATTTGCATAAGAATGTCATTCCTTCGCTTATAGATGGACTCTCTCTATTAGGGTGGGAAATCGGCACTCACTATGTGATTAATCAGGAGCCGCCTAAAGAATGGCAGGAAAGAATGTACAATGTATGTACGGACTGGCGCAACACTATGGTTTTCTATACCGGATTTAATTTCACATTCATCTCTTTAGACAGACCGTCTATCGGTGCAGGACGTTCGTATGTTGGAGTGTTCGGTGATGAAGTCAAGTATTTCCCGGAGGAGAAATTTACGAATCTGTTGAAAGCTGTACGGGGTTTCAGGGTGAAGTATGGAATGAATGTTTGGTACCGTAGTCGTACCCTTACTACCGATATGCCTAATCCTAACCATATTGGCGAATATGACTGGATTCTGAAACTAGCTAAACAGAACGATAAAGATAAAATCCTCTTAATGCTCCAGGCGGGATTTGTCTATAACGAGACGAAAAAGACGTATGTAGCTACCTTACAGGAATATAATGAAGTGCTGAAGAAATATCGCTTTGATAAATCATTAGCTCCAAGTCTTAATAAACTGCAACGGGCACTGGAACTCGCAGGACGCAATATGAAGCGGTGGGAAGAACGATGGATCAAGACACGTTCACGTACATCGTTTTTCTTCATTTCGTCCTCTTATGTCAACGCAGACGTTTTAGGACTGGATTGGTTTAGTGATGAATTCTCCGAAGGGCTTGAAGGAATTCTGTGCAATATCCTTTCGATTATCCCTAAATTGGAAGCTGGGCAAATGTTTTATTGTAATTTGGCTATCCGACATTTTTATGCTGATGGATTCATAAATGAGATTATAGAGCAGAAGCCGTTGGGATGGAAGGAGGATTGCACAGTACTTAGGCATTTAGACATGAATAGGCCCATTGAAGCCGGAATGGACTCCGGTAATATGCTATCTATGGTATTTGGGCAACAGGACAAAAAGAAATACAAAGTATTGAAAGAACTCTATACGTTGCCACCTAATACAGCCAGAGAACTGGCTGATAATTTCTTGGAATATTTTAAACCACATAGACGGAAGATATTGAAACTCTATTATGATCGTTCGATGAATAATTATCATAAAGTCAAGGCGGACATGGCTACTCAAATAAAAAAGAATATAGAATACTATGCTGATGGCACAAGGACAGGATGGCAGGTACAGTTAATGAGTATAGGGCAGGGCAATATTGGTAGTAATTTGGAATATCGTTTCTTCATGGATTTGTTAAGTGGCAATTTAGAACGAGGATTGTTTACCATTCAATTTGACCAGTATAATTGTTCCAACCTCAAGAGTGAGATGGAAATAACTGGAACAAAGACTGTAAGCCGTTCTGATGGTAGTTCAGAGATAGTCAAACTAAAGACTGGAGATAAGTTACCTACCAACCGGTTACCTAAAGAGTCAACCAATCTTACGGATGCACTTAAATATCTTATGTTACGTAAGGAATGGATACGGATATGGAAGACTGGGCGCAATATATCTGTTGCATCTAGGGTATAGTTTGTTTTATTCGAATGGTTAGCCTCATTGTCTGCGAAGATAGTGGGGCTTTATTGTACACCTGCCTGTAGGCAGGCAGATAGGTAGCATTTTCTTAGGGGAAAATGCGATAGTGGTGGTATTGTAAAGATTTAGTCATGTTTCCCCCGAAAAAAAAGGGGGTGCGACCGCAAAAAGGGGGCGGCGCGTGTCGGGCAGAACATCGTTTCATTTGCGGTTTTTTAGAAACCGCAAATAGTTTTATGGTTGAAAATCAGTGAATTAATGATTGGAAATGTTTTTCCTGATGTAAATATCTCCCCAATTTGGAAGAAAAACAACCGTATTTAACTGCAAAATCAAAAAAAGGTATTTTGGAAGATAACTAAAATATAATCATATATAATGTATATCTATATCCATTGTGTCTATAACCTATTATATATCAATAGACTAGGTAACACACGTTATTGAAATAATTCGAATGATAAGGATACTTAAATCAAAATTGAAGTAAATCAATGTATAAAATAATATCATGATAAAACTAAGGTTCTTAAATGCAAATTTTTTCCATTTTAAAAGGTCTGCTATAAATAAAATCATATATTTGTTATTTAATAAATATGTAGAACTATGTGGTACAAAATAAATATGCATTGGAACAAGAAAAAATTAGTTTTTTGGCTAGCAAAGTCTAAATTACCCTTCTTTTTAACGACGGTAAAGGTTAGATTATGGCTAATTTTGATATTGTTTATTTTGATGATTGTTTTATTATTCTATGCTTTCAATAAGCAATATCCGGAGTTTCGTGAGACTAGTATAGTATATAATAAAACGCAATCTTTATTATTTAATAAAATGTATATCCATTGTGATTTGCGTGAGAAAAGTGCAATATTATATTATGAGTTGATGAATAATTTTTTAGATTTCAAAGAAAGAAATGATTCGCTAATATTTAATGAAAGGAACTCTCTGAATGATAAATTATTTCCTAAAAGTTCGCTTAATTGCAACTATTTTTGTCGTAAAAATAGTACAGATATTGATTCTATTATGATATATGGATTCACAAATTTAACTATTTCAAATATAAGTAATGTAAAACTGGATGAGTCATATAATAAGTTTTATGAAGACACAAAAAATGAATGTCAAAGTAATTATTTGTATCAGTCCAATGTAAAAGATAATAAAAAGGTAATTACTAATAGAATTGAAAGGTATTATTATAAAAACAAAGGGTTATGTTCTGATTTTAATTTCCAGCATTTTAAATTTGGGGGTGAAGATATGTACTCTCCTAATGATAATCCATATACTTTATATCAATTATTTATGCCAGATTATGAGAAAAATGATTTTTATGGCTATTCTGACGATTTTCAGATTTCTATAATTTTAAATCAAGGAAAAACTCTTGTATTGGATATTTTCCCGGAACCATCATTGAAAAATTCAAGATGTATAAGCTACAAAGGGCGAAAAAAACTGGAAGAGATTATAGAGAATCAAGGGGTTTATATTTATTTACAAGATATAGAAAAAGCTAATAAAATAAGTCGATTTCAAAATTATGCATCTTTATTAGCAGGTGCAATTTTAGCTTGGATTGTTGAGCTATTTGTGAGTATTATTTTGGTTTGGAAAAGATTAGTTGTAACAAAATAGCTATATTCTATAGAGTATATAACAATCTTCGAACATAGCAAATCTATTTGAAAATCAGGAGTGAACTTTTATTGTCACATAATATTATAAAAAGCAGAGTAAAAAACTCTGCTTTTTCTTTGATATATAAGTTTTTTTCAGCACTTTTGTGTCGCCCCAAGAATTTAGTATAAAAACGTCATTAATGACAAACACATGGATCCCTTTTCAAGATGTAATCCGTAAAATCGGATTAAGGTTAATACTAGACCTTTGGGCGCATCTTGATAAGGGATTCGCCATTTCTAATGATTATGAAAACTACTATTGAAGCTTATACAATTACAATTAGAAAAAAAAGAGAGAAAGAACCTTGGTCATTTGCTGATTCTCCTGATATTTATAAATTATTATCTGATAGTGAAACCGGATTCATTAAATATATTGATAAAAATGTAACAGGGGATCTCCCTGCTGAAAAGATGACTGTAAGAGTTCCGCCAGAAGGTCATGATCATAGTGATCTAAAACGTTATATTTGTGGGATAATAGAAACAGGCTATTATGGTAAAGAATATGAAGCTGTAGACAAGGACGATCCTAAAGATGAGACTAAAAAGATTCTCTTAGGTAAAAGTAAAGCCATCTTGAAACCTTTTTTCTATTATATTCAGATTCCAAGAAAGGGAGATAAAGCTTTAGTCATATTAGAAAGAATAGATAACAATGGCATATTTCCTTTGATAAGAAGTATTTTAATATCATTTCTTAACTTTCATTTCGGAGCAGGAGATCTTTATATAATTGATAGAGGTAGTGTTGTGTTAGGGGCATATTTAAAGAAACTTCGTGAAGGAAAATATAATTCGTTATCTCTGTCCGCTAACTCTATACCAACAGATGCTTCTGAACGCTACTTTGGCGGTTTAGACTCTGAAGACTTCACTCTTGAATTAACTATGAAATTCAAGAAGAATATGAGTGAAGTAAAAGAGAAAAAAATTCGTGAAATGGTTAATTCTGGAAAATATTTATTTGATTCTCCGGAATTAAACGCTATATTTGAAGACTCAACTCAAAAGGTGTCATCCACAATTGGAGGAGGAAAGACAAGAACTTTGTATTTGAATGACGAGGAGAAAAACATCATTCATCCGTACTATGACTTAGATGTCAATGGAAATACTAAAGGCTTCTCAGATTATGAATCAATAAAAAAAGCAACAAAAAAGTTTATAGAAGATAATCCTGATTTCAAAGTATTTGAATAGATGAAAAAGACATTTACATTTATAAATATTAGAGAGATCCTTCAGAAAGAAAAAGAAATTCTGAAAGCTGATCCTAATAATAAATGGGTATTTATAGGATTACCACTGTTGTTGGGGATTCTGTGTAGTCTCTTATTCTATAACGATACAAAGGCCATATTAGGCATCCTTACTTTATTTTTGTCTATCTTTATTCCAATATTTATAAGTTTGTTAGCAACAATGATTTCATTCGTAATGAATAAAATCAAAACTCGTCATAATAAAGAAAGAATACCTCTAATTAAAGAAACATTTTATAACATCTGCTATTTAATTCCAGTATCTCTTTTTTTGTTAGTATTGTCATTACTAATGAACTTAACGATTGGAGATGACTGTGTTGTTTACCAAACATTTTTTGAGTCACCAATATGTAATACTATATTTTTATTTAAGATAACAGTTCATTTCATTTATCTTTTTCCTATAGGAATACTTTTTTATGGAGGAGTTGCTCACTTAGTTATGAATATTTTAATGGTTACTAAAAGAATCTTTAAATTGTTTGATAAAGAGATTGATCTACTAACTAGTCCTGAAGAAGATTACGGAGCTCCTAAAAAGAAAGAGAATGATAACTCGAAAGATGGAAAAGAAGATAATGATGAGGTTAAAGATACATTATAAGGGCTATTTAAGATATTTTGGCTTCATTGGCATGAGGCAAAACTTTGACAAGTAAAAGGGCTTCCACGGGTTGGGAGCCCTTTTTTATTCTTTAAAGCGCATATTTTGTTATTATATTTTGGTATTATTAAATATTATATTGATATTTGTGTGTTGGGCACAAACAAATGATTCACCTCCTCATATTGTGTAATCTATATATTGGGTCTTGGATGATTCCAGTCAATGCACAATATGAGGAGGTGTTTTTTTGTATAGTACGCACACACATTTTTACTAAATATTTAATGAAATGAAGAAGATTATTTTTCTAATGCTGATGTTTGTCAGCGTCAATGTAATGGCTCAAGAGTCATACAAAGTGTTTTGTGAATTACTCGGTATGGGTAAGTTTATGAGTACTAAAGTTATTGTAACTGTCGATTTCGGGCAAAAAACTAAATATTGGTCTGGTGATGCCAAGCAATATTTAGTTGATGATGAGGGTGAAAAATTAGAGTTTAACTCTATGGTAGATGCTATGAACTATATGGGAAAACGCGGATGGGAGTTTGAACAAGCTTATGTTGTAACAGCTAGTAATCAAAATACATACCATTGGTTATTGTCGAAAAAGGTTACTTCTGATGAACAATTGAAAGAAGGGCTCATTACGAAAGAGGAGTATGATAAAAAGCATAAGAAATGATAAGTTAAAGCGGAGTTTTTCTCCGCTTTATTTTTTTATTAGTAAATAGCCGGACTTATCGGTTCCACTATAAACCAAAGTACAGTATTGCAGAAAATCTCTACCAATAATAGCTTTATGATTTTCATAGGATAAATCAACAGCAACTGCTGTTACTGGAAAATATTCTTTTTCGTTGGGTATTTTGAAAATTAATTGATATGAATTTGATTCAACTGTATGAAATGGTGTTTTTACTTCTCGTGTTACACATGGCATTACAGGGATATTCTATTTTTCCTGTTTTGATAAGCAAAAGGGTCCCACAGGTTTGGAACTTTTTATTTTACACAGGTGATGGTTCTGTATATCCACCGTGTATTAATGATGGTATTTCGTTTTTTTCTTTTTTTAGTGCAGTTTTTATTTTATCATCGAGTGTGCGATGTGCGTCTGAATTGTATTCTATTTTAGTGCTAGCACTTCCAAATGCACTGATGTTTATAGGCTTTTCATTAATGTTTTTAATCATAAATTGAATACGTCCATACGCTTTGACACCTTCTTTAAGGGCATCAAGATCGTTTAACCATACATCTAAAATCTCATCACCTTTAATTACGACAAAGCCACCCAAAGGGTTTTCTTCACGAAGACGTTCTAAATTCTTGTGATAAGTAGCTAATTCTATTTCAAACATACCTCTTAATATTTTTGACAAAAATAACCTTTTTCTTTGGCACTCTCAAATAATATCTGCATATTCGCATTGCCAAATATAAACCGACAAATTCATCTCCTCATATCGTGTAACCCGTAAACAATCGGGTTCCGGGTGGTTCCGGTTGGCGCACGATATGAGGAGATGATTTTTTAATTATGGAACTAAAAGATTTTATAAAAGAAACGGTGATGGAAATTTCAACAGCCGTGATAGAATTGAATGAAGAGAAAGTAACTGTTAGTTCAATAAAATTTTCATTGAGTGTTGCTTTGCCTACGGGTTCCCGGTAATTCAAATTGTATTATTTCACCGGTAGTAAGATAGCGATATAATATATCGGCAAGAATAACCGGATTTAGTTCGGGGCGTGGCCAAAATGTTGTAGCCGTCCACCCAATGATAGTCACTGCTTGATCAAGGCAGTATTTTCTTAATTCAATCTCGTTCATAATTAATGTTTTAGGCAAAAATACAATAGAAATACTAGAAAATAAAATTATTAATTAAATATCTGATGCTATGGAATGGATTATTATTATCCTTTTGATTGTGCTATTGGTACTAATAGGTAACATTGTATCACTAAAAAGAAAAGGGAAAAGTGTAAGTTTTGAAAATGAAAAATTACACGATGAAAAAGAACAGATAATGAAGCGAAATTTGGAATTAAGAAGCATTAATCAAAAGCTATCCAAGTATGAAGCTGCATTGAACGCTGATGAGGAAGCTGAAGATAGGCTAAAAAGAGCAAAAGAAGAAAGCGAATTAATCTTGGCTGGTGCTCAACAGCAGATGAAGCTGATTATTACTGATGCAGAGAAAAGAGCTCAAGAAATATTAGACAAAGCGGATGATGAAGCTGAATCAATTATATCTAAATCTCGGAGTGAAGTACAAATAACCAATGATGAGACGGCTATTATTAAGAAATCAAACAAGGAGCTTTTACAAAGAGCAAAAGATGAAGCAGAGAAGGTTAGAGAAGATGCAACTAGACAAGCGGCATTGATATTATCAGAAGCGGAGAACAAGGCTAAAGAAATAGCAGGAGAAGCATATGATATTGCTAATAAAGCCAAACATTACGAAGAGGTTTCAAAGGCAATGAAAAATGTAATAGAAGGATATGGAGATGAATATTTGAAACCAACTTTTTCTCTGTTAGATGATTTGGCGGATGAATTTGGATATGATGAAGCCGGACAAAGATTAAAAGACGCACGTGAAAGAACTCGTATGTTGATGAAGAATGGTGATGCCGCTTCATGTGATTATGTGGAGAAAAACAGAAAAGATACTGCTATAAATTTTGTTCTTGATGCTTTTAATGGTAAAGTAGATACTATTTTAGCCATGATTAAAAAAGATAATTATGGAATATTGGAACAAAAAATACAGGATGCATATAGTCTGGTTAATTATTTGGGTGCTGCTTTCAGAAACGCTCGTATAAATTCTATATATCTTGATTCTAGACTTGACGAATTGAAATGGGGCGTTGCTGTAAATGAACTAAAACTACAAGAACGTGAAGAACAACGCCGTATAAAAGAGCAAATTCGTGAAGAAGAGAAAGCAAGACGGGAATATGAAAAAGCAATGCGTGATGCTGCTAAGGAAGAGGAAACTATTCGAAAGGCTATGGAAAAAGCACAACAGGCTATTGCCAAGGCTAGTGAAGAGCAAAAAGCAAAATATGAGGAACAATTAGCTGATTTAGAACAAAAATTAATTGAAGCAGAAGCCAAAAATCAAAGGGCGTTATCCATGGCTCAACAAACAAAGTCAGGACATGTATATATTATCTCTAATATTGGTTCATTTGGAGAGAATGTTTATAAAATAGGTATGACAAGGAGACTTGAACCTTTAGATCGTGTTCGTGAACTTGGAGATGCAAGTGTACCTTTCCCCTTTGATGTTCATGCTATGATATATTGTGAAGATGCTCCTAAATTAGAAACTGAACTTCATCGTTTCTTTGTACAGAATCAAGTCAATAAGGTTAATCCTCGAAAAGAATTTTTCCGAATACCAATTTCAGATATAAGGAAGGAAGTTGAAAAGAGAGAAGTTGAAGTAAAGTGGACAATGACGGCTCTTGCTTCAGAATATAAAGAAACATTAGCAATTGAAAGATCAATGGAGAATGATAATCAGACTAAGGAAGAATGGTTAAAACAGCAGAAGTTATTCAAAGAAACGGCTGCTAGTTTAGATGAAGATGAGAATGAATAGATAAGGATAGCACTAAAAATGCCACTTTTCTTTTGCACTTTCAAATTTTATCCTCATATTTGCAGAGTCAAACAATACGATTTTTTTTAATCGTCGATGTGCATCGTATAATGCTCATGATATTTGGTGGGCCTTTTTTATGTCCTTATACAACGTTTTCCTAGTCTTTGGAAAATGATACATACGAAATAGGCGGCTGCCTTTCCCAAACATTGTTATTGCCTCGGCGATTATCACTGTATTGTTTGACGACACGGGAAATGGCGGCCGTTCTTGTGTTCTATAATTGCCGAAATGTCAAACAATACAGTGATATGAAAAAAGAAAAAAAAGTCCTCACCAAATGCGTAGAGGCAAAGAAAGTCCAAGAATTTTTCAACAAAATTAGTGATTTGATTACTTCCGGACATGATAAAGTCTGGACGAGTAAAGACGAAAACGGTGAAATGAATTTCATCGTGGGTAATAGCCGTGTGAATATACGTATCAATGCCTCAATGATGAAAGGAGGTACATTATGAAACGGGATAAATCTATAACTAATAAAAACATCTTCGTGACAAGTGAACGTAAACATACTGATACTGAATCTGGAGAATATAACTATAATATCAGTTATCTAGGTAACTATGAATTGTGTGAATTGACAGGTGAAGAGGTTGTTGAATTAATAGCTTGTTTGCAAAATGCACTCCAATCTAATGGAGAGAAAGGAGTTAAACTATGAGTAATCCGATATTTAAAATTATAAAAAGCTGTAGTTATTCAGGTGGTATAAAGTGCATGGAAGAATATACTATTGCTTTATATTCTAAATATATATGCACTTGTGCTAGGGAAGAACTAATAGAACTTCGTAATCAATTGGATTTAGCTTTGAATGACCAAAGAATAGTTGTAAACGAGAAAAGAGATTCAGATGAAAGACAGTGAGATACATTATTTCCTTTCAGGTCTAAAAGACCTACGCGAATTATTTTTAGTCATTGATGAAATTAAATCAGAGACAGGCATGACGCCTGATGTGATTAAATATGGAGATAAAAAACTGAAATATAGTAGCAAAGATGGTAAATCTCTGAAAAACGGAGATTTGAATGAGGTATTATATATAGAAAGAAATTTGATTCCTGCTAAATGATAAAATGAGATTTGAACAAATCTAAGGTTTGAAATAATCAAAAAAGCCCCGATTGTGAACGCAGTCGGGGCTTTTTTGTGTCCTTTTTTAAGGTCATTTTCAGATGTAATTTTGCAATATAGTTAATACAATAATGGAAAGTAACGAAAGCAAGGAATTAAAGACCCTTTTTATTGAGGAGGAACTGTCGCAGCACGGAGAATGGCTTTGTGATATACTCACTGAAGCTATAGAGGCAAGAAAGCTCATGCAGACGGATGCTTTGCATGATAGCATAGATTATAAAACTTTCCATGACGGAGAGAATCCGGGATTAAAGGTTAGTTTCTTTTCTTATGGTCGCGCTTTTGAAATTGCGGGAAATAAGAAGAATCGGCATCAAGTTGATACAAACCGGACGGTTTGGGGAATAAAAGCAAACCGGAATCCGGTGAAGAAAAATACGAGATGGTATGCAAAAAATATGTATGGAGGGCTAAACCGATTGATTTCGAGAGTTATGTATGGCTTGAGTGATGCGGAAATTGCCCGCTTAAAAGGGATATTGGAAAATAGAAAATTGAATTATAATGGCTGAAATAAAGGAGAAAATTGGAGGCTTCCGGTTTGTTGATGCTGGAGTAGGTACCTATGCCATCAATATGAGTTTAGGTAACAATGAACTAAGTAGTTTTTTTAATGGTTCTTCCTCCAACTGGGATGGTGATCCGGTGACAATAGCCGGAGTTCGCGTTGTTCCCTGGGGAATTAATAATAATCTTCCGAAGACAGTACGTGACATTCTTGAAAAGAATAATCTGGGACCGGGCATTTTGGATCGCAAAACAGGTTTGATGTATGGTCAAGGTCCGATGCTTTATCGGGTGAATGTAGTCAACAACGAACGTGTGCAAGAGTGGTTGATAGATAATGAGATACAGGAATGGCTTGATACATGGGATTATCGGAGTTATATTCGTAATGCTTTTGTAGAGTACAATCACATGAAAGGAGTATTTGTGAAATACTATGCAGCCAAATCAATCCGGATCGGTAAACCGTGGATAACCCGTTTGGAAGCCCTTCACAGTACAGATTGCCGGATGGTATGGCCGGAGAATGACAGCCGGAGATTGGAAGATGTGAAACAGTTTCTTATTGGGGACTTTGACAGTTATACCAGTAAGAGGATGATGTTGTATAGCATCTTCGATAAATGGAATCCTTCAGCTACGGAAACCGCTGTGAAATATCATAGTATGCGTAGTTTCGGGCGCAATATGTATGCAATTTCCAGTTTTCATGGTTCGATTCCCTGGCTATTGGATGCTAATACCCTTCCGGAAATAATCCAATATCTAAATGAGAATATGATTGCATCTGCATACATTGTTCATGAGCCGGAAGAGTATTGGAGGCAGAAAGAAGAAATGATACGTGCCATGCACGAAGAATGGAGAGAAGCACAGATATACGAAGAAATAGACCGTTTGCGAGATGAACTTACCAAGAGGATTGCAGATGTCATGGCCGGTAAAAAGAATGCAGGTAAATTCTTCACTTGTGTGGACTTTGTGGATCAGGACGGAAACCTGCAATCATGGAAAATCGAGCCAATCGAAATGAACGTAGATAAATACATCGCAGCACAGGCGGAAATATCAAGGATAGCTGATAGCTCTACTACAAGCGGCTTTGGATTGAATCCTGCGTTATCCAACATCATCATCGACGGCAAAGGTGACAGTGGCAGCCAAATGCTATATGCATTAAAGATCTTCTATGGAGCTGATACGCAAATCCCGGAGGAAATAGCGTTGGAGGCTCTGAATGATGCGATCAGAATAAACTTTCCACATAAGAAAGGTCTTTTTGTTGGCATGTATCGCAAGGTTATCAATAAAGAGGATAATGTAACGTCAGATAAACGGGCAATAAATCAGATGTAATTATGAATAACAAACAGATAGATTTTCCGGATTGTTGGGAGGAAGTTCTTCCTGCAGAGTGGTTATACTTGCTCCGCTTGCGTCAGAAATTAATTGAACGCCCTAAAATAACTTTAATGGACGTGAAACGAGAGTGGTGCCGTTTTGTTCTTTCCAATCGTGGCATCCGGAGAAAGAGTAGCACTGATTATTATATTTTGATTGATGAATTGGCGTTGACGCTGGGATGGATGTGGAGTGAAAGTAAAGAAGGGAAAGAGGTTGAACTTATCTTTTCAAGCACAAAGAATCTGTTACCTGAATGGAAACAATATAAAGGTCCGCTTTCTCATGGCAGTGATTTGACATTTGGGGAATTCCGTAATGCGGTTATGATGATGAATGGCTACAATGATACACAGGACCCTTCTTTATTGCAAGCCTTATGCGGTATTCTTTATCGTTGTCCAGGAGCAAAAATAGGAAAGTCTGATTTTGACGGTAAATACTGGGAAGAATTTAAGCAGGAGCGAATAAATTTCTATTCAAACAGGATTAGGATGATGCCGAAGCAGGTTCAGTGGGGAGTATATGCATGGTTTGCTTTCTTCTGTCACTATTTGCTTACAGGCACATTTATTATTGATGGAATAGAGATTTCATTCGAATCCATCTTTACCAAAGAAACACAGGACGCGAACACGCCCAAGGAGCAAAGTCTGGGAATGAGTGGAATTCTGTTTTCCGTAGCAGAATCCGGAATTTTTGGAAATATAGAAAAAGCGGATGATACATTATTACTCCGCGTAATGATGAAGTTGCTGGATGATAAATACAAAGCAGATGCTTTATTAAAGCGTAACAAATAAATGATATAGTATGATATTCAATAAGGATGATAATGGTAGTAGGGAACTACGGGAACTGACTGGGAATTATTATGCAAATAATGATTTCAATAAAATCATAACTGATATTGAGTTGGCAACAGAGGAAATTTCCGCATTGATTGGTGTTGAACTATACAAAAAAGTGGAAGGCTGGTATAAAGAGACAAAAGAGGATGCAGATCAAGACCTTATAAAGAAAGTACAACGGCCTATCGCTTTGTTGGCTACATTACGTATGTACCAAAAAAATGATCTAAGTCATGAAGATGATGGGCGTAAATTCAAAATCGCTACAGATAACAGTGAAAAGCTCCCTTGGGAATGGCAATTAGATAGGGATGATGTCCGGCATATGGAAGATTATTATAAAGCGGTAGACGCTTTGATACGTTATCTCAATACTTCCGAAATTAAGGAATGGAAAGAGAGTCGGGCTTATAAAATGTCTCAGCTATTACTGATACGCAGTGGAGCGGATTTTGACACCTATTTTCCTATTGACAAGAGCGAGCGTACTTTTATGTTATTGTTGCCATTCATCAAGGAGGCACAATTACTTCATGTGAAGAAGGCGTATGGAAACGGATGGGATACGCTTTTGACTATGAATGAAGATAATGAAGCGCATTTTGCAGCTTGCAAAGCTGTTACATTATTGGGAATGAGTATTGCCCTAAGACGTATGCAACTGAAAATTATTCCAGCAGGAGTAATCAGGGGATATGTGTCTGCAAGTGGTGCAATGGAGAGCGATCCTGCATCTATTGAGGGTATCAAGTTATTATCCGAATGGATGAATGATGATGCTATGGTTTGGATTGATGAGATGAAGAAGGCAAGAGACGGTGGAGCGGTCACCTATAATCTGTTACCAGAGAATGATAAACATAACAAATACATGAGATTATGAATGTGATTCAAAGACCTAGAGCAGAAGAGTTCTGTGCTACGATGCAGGATTATATTATAGATACGGATTCTACCATAACTTTCTCTGTGCAGTATGGAGGTAAAACGGTTTTGGAAGAGGAATATGTTCCAGATGCCAACTATCAGGTAAGAGTGCGAAAACTGGGCAAATTCTGTGAGTTGGCTTTATGGGGAGTATGGTGTGCTGGAGAAGCAAGTTGGCAGACAAATGCTGCTGGTACCTTTACTTTCTTTATCAATGGACTACAAGACTCACAAAGTTATGTGATGTTTAGCCGGCTGCAGACAAAAAAAGAGGCATCGGCTCCGGGATGGTTGAGTGAGGTTCGGGAGAAAGTGACACGTAATGGTGCAATGGAGTATGCAAGTAGCGTATTTACAGATGGTGATAAAGTGTTATTGAATGTCCGTACTTTATCCGGAGCGGTTTATCCGGAACAACTATATGTACATAAAGGGGAAAAAATGCCTGTAACTTTGGATGTAAGTATGGAAAGGGTTGGGAATATTCTTCCAGATATAAATGAAATGATCCGTAGTTATGAATTGGTGAAAGGAAGTGACGTTTTTAAGTTTTTAGTAGATCAGACGAGATATGAAGAGGTTCAACGTTTCCGATATAAGAATGTATATGATATGCCGGAAACGATGACTACTGTAGGTAGTATGACTATGAAGGGCAATGACGAAAGTGATACGGCAAAGATGTTTGGTGTGGATCGTAAATTTGGAGTAAAGCCAAAAGATGAATACACAGTTAGCAGTGGGGTTATTTTCTTGCAAAGTGATTATAAGTTATGGCATAATTTGCTAAATGCACAAGAAGTTGATATCTGGTATGAAGATAGTTGGTTCCCTATTATTGTGACAAAACAGAATTATGAACGTAGCTTTAACCGTAGCATACTGAAAGCTATAGAATTTACATTTAAAATGGCAGATGTTGAACATAATAACTTAATTTAATTATGATAGATATCATCCGGTTCAGAGAACTAATGGTGGAACTTCAGATTAAAGTTAATCGGAAGAGCGAAGATAAGATTGATTGTTGTTTCCTGGCAGTTAAAGAGGAACACATGGTCAAGAAACTCAAAGATAAAACAGGCGTGTTTCTGTGTGCTAATTATCCGGATGCGGAAGGAGATTCTAAAAACAAAGATAACTGGCAGGAGGATAATCAGGTAATCTTCTTTATTTGTGAAAAGATTGCTTCCGGTAGTAAGACTGATGAGGAAGAATTACTCCATTATGCCAAGTTGCAGCGAATTATGTATGTATTGAAAGAAATAATTCGGCAAGATGAGTACTGCAATTATCTTTCTGTAGGAAGTAAAATGCGGACGGAATGGGAATATTCTATGTTTGGAGGATTCAATGGATTGAGTTTGGGATTAACGATAGCAGACTATGACTGAATTATATATTGATGGGACTTCGGTGGTACTTCCTGCCGACTTTAGCACTTCTGTAAAACGTGAGAATCCGTTTTTTACAAAAAATGGGGAGTATACGTATGATATTACTCTTCAGCTTAGTAATTCAATTAATGCAGACTTATATGCACATCTGAACAGATTGAATTCTATCTCCGAACTAAAGACCAAGAGACAGGCTGTATTGGTTGCTGATAACCGGGTGTATTGCAATGGTACGGAAATTATAACGGGATGGACAGATTCAACAGTATCTATACAAATAGCTTCGGGAAACTCCGAATTGAATTCTTTCATTGGAAACGATTTGCTTGTATCATCGTTGGATATGGGAGAAGATGAAATACCAACAGGCATTATCAATAACTTGGTAAAACGCATATATCCGGACGTGGATTATTGCATACCTCCTGTAATGACAGACAAGGGTGTGATTAATGGATGGAAGGTAGCTGTAACTGTTGTTACTACTTCAAAGCCAACTATATCTGCCAACTATTTGAGAGAAACAGGAGTGGATATTTATCTGCAACCGTATCTTTGTGCTTATATTAGAAAGTTAATGAAAGCGCTTGGATATACAGTTTTGACTAATCAGTTGGAAGATTCGGAGTGGAATTTGCTCTATTTGCCACAAAATGGGCATCCCAACCAATATGCAAAAATGTTTCCCGGATAGACTATAAATGAACTCATCACGGAATTTGAGAGTTTTTTTAATTTGTGTTTTCTTGTCAATAATAGAAAGAAGGAAGTTTCTATACTGTTCAGGGCAGAATATTTTAAAAATGCACAGGTTTGCCATGTTCAGCAAGTTGTAGATGAATACGAAACAGAAGAGGGGGAGAACGACAAAGACCCTTCTCAAAGTAATGTGTTGATAGAATCGACAGACAGTGAATATTACAAGCCACAGCACATAGATAAAAATATTCTTTCTTCTGCGACCCGAAAGGATTTTGATACAGTACTGGAATTCACTCAATTTGTAGAAAGTATTAGCTCATCCGGATACCAGGCTGTTAAAAACTATCTGTTTTATACGCATGATAGTTGCCGGTACTACATTACGGTGCCTGATGATTCGAATAGGGGATGGCACACAGCTGAAGTAAATATGTTTGGTGATGTTCTTCGGGAGCAGAGTGAAAATGAAATCAAATTAAACATTATGCCTTCCGATATGACGAACTATGGTATAGAACGGATCACTTATGAGAGTGGTATGGAGCCGGTATTTATGCCCGACTCTGAACGATCACTTGTAACAGTTCCAAAAATATCTGGAAGCAAGATTGGTACCAGTGATGAAAGTAATGGCATTTATGAGTTAATACAAAGCGGAGAAAACATCCCTACGGAAAAAGAGAAGAATCAACAAAAGATTTATGTATCATACTACAAAGGAATGTCACCGATGACTCTTTATGTAAAGCGCAAAAATGATAAGGATTTTAACCCTAAAGTTTTCACGATTGATTACCCTCATTCTTTTAACTGTGAGGACACCCCATATACAGGTAATTTGCGCTTAGCATATTTAGATAAAATGCTCTATTCACGTATGTACGATATTGATTATAAGCACGGCATCAAGATAAAGAGTTATGATGTTAACGTTTATGATACGCGGAATATATTTGAAATCCGGAACAAACGTTATGTCTGTAAAGAGATAGAGGATGTTATCAATGCTGATGGAAGGTCTGGAGCATGGCAAGGCACATTCTATCCGATCCGGATTAGTGATGTAGAAGCAGAAAAACGGTGGATTCTGACAGATGGGAAATGGAGAGATGGCGGTACATGGCTGGACAGTGGACGATGGTTGGATGGCTAGAATATAAGGCTCGCAAATACAAGTACGGGCCTTTTTTGTGTCCTTTTTTAAGGCTTCTTTGGAGGGTACTTTTGTGTATTAATTAATTAGTTGGGAAACTATGAGTTTAAAGATAGACAGAGTACAACTGGAAATTGTTATTCAACAGGATAGTGCAAGGCAAAAAATGATTGAGCTGGAAGAGCAAATGCGTTCAGCCAATAAAACTTTGAATTCTCTGAAAAAGAAATTTGGAGAGAATAGTGCAGAGTATAAAGCACAAAAGGAAGTCGTTAAAGCACTACAGACCGAGTATGATAAACTCTTTGAAAAGATAGGTATCGGAAGTTTGAGTGTGAAGGAACTCCAAAACAGGCAAAAAGAACTGAATGCCATTCTACGGAATTTGCCGGGTGATAGTCCACTATACACTCAGTATAAAGCACAACTGGACGCAGTTAACCAAAGAATGAAAGAGCTAAAAGGCACAGCGGATTCTACTAAGTTCTCTTTATCAAAATTGACTGATGGATTTAATAAATATGCTGCCATCGGTGCGAGTGTAATTGCTTCATTGACCGGAATAACCTTAACCGCCCGTAAATGTGTGGATGAGTTTGCACAGATGCAGGAAGCGGAAAGCCAGGTACGCAAATATACTGGCATGACGAGTGAACAGGTTGCTGGTTTGAATGAGGAGTTTAAGAAGATGGATACTCGTACAGCACGTGAACGATTGAATGAACTTGCAGGAGATGCCGGGCGGCTTGGAATTACAGCGAAAAATGATGTTTTGGAGTTTGTAGAAGCTGCTAATATGATTGATGTTGCACTTGGGGAGGACCTGGGACAGGATGCTATCAAGAATATTGGCAAGTTGGCTGATATGTTTGGTGATAGCGAACGTTCAATGAAAGAAAATATGTTAGCTATCGGTAGTGCGGTAAACGAAGTCGCACAAAATTCTAGTGCTGCTGAACCTTATTTGGTGGAATTCAGTGCGCGCATGGGGGGAGTGGCAAAACAGGCAAAACTTTCAATTACTGATGTCATGGGCTTTGCTTCGGCACTCGATCAAAATATGCTTCGTAGCGAAATGGCCAGCACTGCTTTACAAGGATTGATCTTAAAATTATATCAGGAGCCTGCAAAGTACGCGAAAATAGCTCGAATGGATGTTAAGCAATTCACAACGCTGATGGAGACGGATGCTAATGAAGCTGTTCTTCAGTTCCTTGCTAGTTTGGGGAAATTAGGTGGCATGGATAAAATGGCACCTGTTTTAAAGGAAATGAAGTTGAGTGGTGCTGAAGCGGCAGGAGTTATCAGCGCATTAGCTAGCAATATTGAGAAAGTCCGTAAAGAACAGGAGACTGCTAATCAGGCTTTCATTGATGGTACCAGTATTACGAATGAGTATAATGTACAAAACACGACGGTTCAGGCAGAGCTGGATAAAGCTAAGAAGCGTTTTAAGGAAATTCGGATCGAACTTGGAGAACGGTTGCTCCCTGTTATGAAATACATGGTGAGCACTGGTAGTCTTACAGTCAAAGGTCTAGTAGAGGTTGTATCCATGTTTAGTGAATATAAGAATTTTATATTGACGACTATCATTGCTATAACAGCCTATAATACGGCAGCGAAACTACAATGGTTTTGGTTGAATAAAGTAAAGACTGAAACAGGAGAATATATCATTATACAGAAATTGAAACAGTATTGGGATAAAGCCGTAGCTGCATCAACATGGTTGTATATTGCTGCGACTTCTGCACTAACCGGAAAAACACAGCAAGCTGGATTAGCTATGCAGGCTTTCTTTAAAATTCTGGCACTAAATCCGTTCGCTTCGATTGCTACTGTTGTCATTTCTGTAGCTAGTGCTTTGTATTTATTTTCAAGAAGGGCGTCGGAAGCTCATCGTGCTCAACTATTGATGAATGATGTAGTTAATGAAGCCAAATCAAATATTACTGCAGAACAAACGGAAATCGAATCTCTGTTGAAAATAGCTAAGGATGAAACCATATCAAAAGGTGAAAGACTAAAAGCTATAAAAAAATTAAATGATATTTCTCCTGAATATTTAGGTTCATTAAAATTAGAAACCATTGCGACAGATGAAGCAAAAAAATCAGTAGATAAATATATCCAAAGTCTACTGACAATGGCTGAAATTGAATCTGTAAAATCTCGTCTAACTGATACCGATAAACAACTTGATGAGATGAAGAGTCAACAGCAAAAATATTTGGATGAGAGAAATACATTTTGGGGTGCCTTAAAAACAGTACCTCGTAATGTGGGAAGTATGTTAACCTTTGGATTGATGGAAAACACTGGAAAGAAACTTCAAACGGACATAAAAGAACTTGAGCAACAACGTGGCCAATTAAAGAACCTGTTGGAGGGGATGATTAAAGACAAGGTGGAGATGGAGGCTAAGAATGATGATAATGGAGGCGGAGGAGTTCCACCTCCACCGGATGACAAAGACAAGAAGCCTTGGACTACTCGTTTGCAAAATGCAGAAAACGCATACAAAGAAGAATTATTATTGCTACAAAAGAGTTCTGATGCGTTAGCCAGAACGGAGAATGAATATCAGTTGGATGCTCTTCAAAAAGAACTGGAATTTCAGGTTGAAAGGTTGGCGATCATCAAAAAGTATCAGTCAAGTGAAAAAGATAAGAAACATCTGGCTGAATTGGGTAAATTGGAAAGTGAGGCACAAAGCGCAATTTATAATACTCTAAAAAAGTCAGAAGAAACTCGTCTCAACTTAATTAAAGAATATCGGGACAGGAGACTGAATACTGTTAATGCTGGAGAGAAAAATATTCTGCTTGAACAGTCTAAACTCAATGATAGTGGTGAGCTGACAGAAAAAGATTATAAAAATCGCCTTTTAGCTATTGAGATTGCCTCTCTATATTCCAGACTCGAAATAGCAAAAGATTATAAAAACGATGTTGCTGAACTTGAATTCCAAAATGGAGAGGTCAAAGCCAAAACCTTAAAAGAGGCAGGGGATAACATTCTCAATCTTGAACAACAAATTAGTGATAAACGTATTAAGATCATTCGGGATAGTGCTAATCAAATTCAGAATTTCAGTAGCCAGTTTAACAAGATGAATGGTTTGGCTTCCACTGACCAACAACTGGCAGCACTGGAATCCTTTTATAAATCTCAATTAGAACTAGCTCGAAAGAATGGGTTGGATGTTACTCTTCTTACGTCTGTATATGAAGAATCTAAGAGGAAAATTCAAGAAAAAGGAGCGAAGGATAGGGCTACTGTTATACAAAAATATGAGTTGGACGCTGCCGAGGATATTAGAGATTTAAAACTGAAAGCTCTTGAGGAGGAACATAAAAAAGGGCTGCTTTCAGAGGAAGAATACGAAATAGCAAAAAATAAAATCAATAATGAATATATTCAGAAAAAGATAGAAGGAAGTGAACAGTATTTTAATGCTGTGAGTAGTATAATGAGTAGTGCTTCTTCTGCTGTTCAGGGATTCCAAGATGCAGAAATGAACAAAGTAACTCATAAATATGACAAGGAAATAAAAGCCGCCAAGAAAGCCGGGAAGGATACAACTAAGTTAGAAGAAGAGAAAGAAGAGGCCCTAAATCAGGTAAAGAGGAAATATGCAGACAAACAATTTGCCGTATCGGTTTTACAAATTACTGCAAGTACTGCTGTTGCTGCAATGGAAGCATATAAGGCAATGGCCGGTATTCCTATTGTTGGTCCGGCTCTTGGTGCCATTGCAGCTGCGGCAGCTGTAGCTAGTGGTGCGGCACAGATAGCTGTAGCCAAACAGCAACGGGATGAAGCGAAGGGCTTGAAGTCCGGTGGTTATTCTGATGAATATGTTGAAGGATATACTAAAACAGGAAATCCGGATGATGTTTCTGGAGTTATTCCCGTTCATAAAAATGAATTCGTGACCAATCATGAGGGAGTAGAGAATCCTCATGTGCGCCAATTTCTTGATGTTTTCAATGTTGCGCAAAAGAATGGAACAATCCGAATGTTGAACACTACACAAATTTTAGAGCAGGTACGTACTAAAAGTGGTAAATATAGTGGTGGTTATTCTGATGATTCAGTATCTTCTTCCTCCCGATATACTGTTAGCGGTCATATCATGGACGAAGAGACATTGCGTAAACTATTCGTTCTTTTGAATACGAATAATGATTTGCTTCAATCTATTCTTGAGAAAGATTTAATTGTTGATTCGCGAGCTGTTCGTGATGGGATTAAAAAATTAGAGAGAATGGAAAGGAATGTGAGTCGTGGTTAGTGTCCTTTTTTAAGGCAAGAAAGGAGAGTATATTTGCAATGTGTTTGTTATAGAGGAGTATTTGCGTCGGGAGACGCTTTCCTGTCACAAGTTTAAAGTTAAAACTAAATGAAACTAGCCCCAAAATCCGTGAGGACTTGGGGTTTTTTATTGTCCTTTTTTAAGGCTTATCTGGAAGGTACTTTTGTAGTATGGAAATATATGAAGCAATTCGTCGAATGAAAGAGAAAAGCGAACGGGGAGAAGTCTTCTCATTTGCTTTTATGAGTTATAGTTATGAACGTAATAAAAGCCAGGGTATAGTCAAGGTTGAGCATGCCCGACTTCGTAAACAAAGCACTTTAGAAACAAATCGCTTTGCTGACTATATGCTGAATTTTATAGATACAGATATTCTTGAATATGGAATGTGCTGGCAAATTCTATTGTTAGAATTTGATGGAAATGAATTAGAACTTACATAGTGCGTGATGGATAATAATTATGAAAATATAGTCCCGTGGAACGGAGCGAATGATACCGGACGTGACGTACGGCTCAAGCTGCAGAGAAACTTTGCCAAAATTGTAGTAAACTTCCAGGAATTAGATGGGAAGTTTACTACTGTTGATGATTTATTTGATTTGATAGCACAGGAACTGGATAAAAAACTTTCTAAGGTAGATAGTGACACAGCCGCCGGATTAATTACTTTTTTGAAAGGTCTTGTTTCTGAAGGACTTATAAAAGCCCAAGAAGGCATTGAATTAGGCGACTTTCTTTCTGGTATTTTAGGCAGTGGCGGATGCTTCAAGGTAAATCCTCAAAACGGCAAAACATATATTGAGGCGGATGAAATTTATATCCGCTTAAAAGCTGTTTTTGATACTCTCGAAATTCGTCATTCCACTCATGTTGGCGGGCAACAGATATTGTCTCCTGCCGGAATGACGTGTATTCGTGTCGAAGAGTACGATACTTATTACCGTTGCTTTATGAAAGCTGATGACGGAAGTAAAGCTGTACAAAATCTTTTTGCAGAAAATGATCAGGCCCAATGCCGTGATATAAATGTTAAGGAAGGCATCTATGATAATGTCAGTAATCAATATTATTGGCGTTTAGTCGTTGGCGTTGGAGATGATTATATAGACTTGAGTAAGGATGATTGTGATACAGGGAGTACTGTTCCGGCTGCTGGTGACAATATCTGCCAACTTGGGAACCGTCTATATAAAGAGAGGCAAAATGCTATTGTTATCTCTTCCTATGGTTCTGATTCTCCCTCATTTAAACAATATGCCGGAATCGATTCCTATTCTCTTGAAGGTAGGGAAGTAACAGTGTTGTCCCCATCCGGAAATGAGCTTTCCGGTAAATTACATATTCAGCCCGGTTCTACCGGTTGGCAGAGTCTCGACGGGTTACCGGAAGGAATTAAAGAGGCGGCAGATAGTGCGATTGGCGGCATTGAATTTGGAAAGAATAATCTGTTACGTAATTCCGGTTTTACAGGTGACTACCAAACGGCTAACTTGAATTCGGACACTTCTCTTGACGTAACATCGGAGTTGTATTCTCCATCTCTGAAATATTGGGATGTTGTTAATGCTGTTGCGCAGGAATCCGAAATCTCCATGTCGGGGAAAGAGGTTGTCATAAAGTCCGGCAGTATGACGCAAGCCTTATTCTATAGAATTATTCCAGGGGAATCATATATCTTTTCTTTTTATGGTAAAGGAACAAGTGTAACATTTTCGTGTGGCGGTTATGCGGAAACAATCCCTCTGACAGATGAGTACAAACGTTATATCTGCCGTTTTAAGACACTTTCTGCGGGAAGTATTCTATCTATCCACTCTGTAACAGGTAGTTTCTGCGAGCTACAGCTGGAAAGGGGGACTGTTCCATCATCATGGGGGGCATCCATGATGGATAACACTTCTGAACTGGCCCATTATCAAGAATTGGAATATCTTACGTCAGCAATAAAAGACGGTTCAGTAGATATTCTTGGCGGTCTGGTACTTGCTAATATACTGCAGTTGGGTAATTATAAGGATGGCCGGATGCAAAGAGTGACGGCAGGTATCAGTGGTATATATAATAATGACGATGACGTGTTTGCGTTTGGGGGTGGTACGCTTGAACAAGCGATTTCAACAGTTGCAAAGTATAAAGACAATCCATCTTATCAACCTACCGATGAGGAGCTGAACAGTATTGCAAAGATTGTTTTTACCCATGGTGGGCGCACAATTCTGAACGATGTTGTTTTACGCGGATACATTTATGCTTTGGGTGGTGTCTTTTCTGGAAAGGTCTCTATTGCAAATGAGAAGATTCTTTTGAATGAGGACGGTAGTGGTTGGCTGGCGAATAAGGCCATAATGTGGGATAAAGATGGTAAAGCATATGGGGATTTGTTTGATAAACAATATGCAATGAATACCAATTATGTAGAGTTGCCTACTGTACCTAAAGGTTCTATTAAGCAAATTATATTACCTTATTATGTTCTTAGGGCAATATTAACATACGAAATTAAGTTTGCAAATCAAAGTGATTTTATTGTTTATAAAGAAGGTACAAACACGAGAGTTGTAACGGGGGATACACAAATTAGCTTTGGTAAATTAGGACATGGCATTATTAGACTTACAGGTATTTGCTTTGATGCAGATTCTTCCAATACAAGATGGGTGGCAGAAGATATAAATTTTGGTTTAAATGGATAAGTGAAATTGTCGTATGGAACTAAACGAAATAAAAAAAACGGCTAGTTGGGGAGATGTTGCTACCTCGATTAATGAAAATTTTCAGAAGACTTCAATGGAAATTGAATCCTTAAAATCTTCTTTGAAGTATTTCAAAGGATATTTCACTTCTGAAAGTAGCCTGAAAGCAAAAATTCCCCTTCCACGTGTCGGGGATTATGCCTATGTTGGCAATTCCTATCCGGGAATAGTGTATGCTTGTGATGTATCCGGAATATGGTACAGTACAGGGAAATCCCCGGCTGATACCCCCGGTGTCGACTTGAATGATTATGCGAAAAAGGAAGAAACGGATACTATTAAGGCTCAAACCCTGAATAACGCTTCTGATATAGGGCGCTTGACTAACAGTGTCAACACGGTGCAGGAATCCGGTTTCCACTTTCCTGATTCATCGGGTAAAGATGTAATGAACTATACCGATAAAGGTTTTGATGTTGCTAAGGTTTCAGCACACCTTTTGTCACTCATTCTTTCAACGGGAGTAATATCGGAAGAGATGCTGTCTGACGAAGTAAAAGAGTTAATAAATACACTGAATCTGGGCGAAGCGCCCGGTACAGCCTATGAGGGTGACAAAGGAAAGGCTAACGCTGATGCGATAAAAATACTTGATGCTTCGATAAAGGCTATGAATAATTCTCTTGAATCAGTTTCGTTTATCATGAAAGTCAATGAACCCGGCTTTCATTTTCCTGACTCTACGGGGAAAGATGTGATGAATTACACAGAGAAAGGTTTTGATGTTGCAAAAATATCAGCTCATTTCCTTTCTCTGATTCTTGCAACTGGCGTGGTAACATCAGATATGCTTTCAGATGAGGTGAAAAAATTAATAGCATCGTCTTCGGGAAGTGCCGATTATCTGTCCTCTATAATCCTGAAAGTGTTGGAATCCGGTTATCACTTCCCTGACTCTACCGGAAAGGATGTGATGAATTATACAGAGAATGGATTTGATGTTGCAAAGGTATCTTCGCATTTCATCGAAGTTCTTAATAGTTCGGGAATTTCAGGAAGTCTAACCTACGAAATAATAAATGATAAAATATATAACTTTTAAAAATACTATTATGGCAGGACTTGCATTTTTTATAGATAGTACTTTCGATACACACTTGGATGTGTCTCCCACACCTTCGGGTGATATTAAAGTAACAGGTATAAGCATAATTGGTGAGGCTTCCATTGATGGTGTCTCCGGCACATATTCGGTATCATATTCCCCCGCGTCTACAACACAGAAAGGCGTTAACTGGTCTATCGTTTCAGGAGCCAATTATGCTTCAATCAATTCTTCCGGTGTCTTGACAGTGAAAGAGAGTGCCTCCGGTAGCTTAGTGAAGATAAAAGCGGCATCATCTTACAACCCACTTATTTATGCTGAAAAAGATGTAACAGTAACTTATAACGATTCCGGTGCAAGCACGGTTATTTCAGAATTCTGTAGACGTGTACTTGCTGATGGTGGAATATTACTGAAAGGTTCTGCCGGAGCTACACAAGAAGAGTACGATCGTCATACTGCACTTTTGGGTATAGAGCCTAAGCTTGATTTTCTTGGGTATAAAGAAACGGGAGGTGTTATTTCTAAACTTTATTCAATTGATTCAAAATATGATTGTGATAGTCTGACTGGAATCGTGCTAAATGATGGTATTATAACTACTACGGAAGCGGCAGGTAAGATTCTTTATAATAAGAATTTCAACAATGGTGATATTAGGACAGAGATGACGCATTTGTATTATGAAGGTCCGTTGGATACATATTCGACAACCGAATCTGTATTTGTTGCAAACATATTAAAGAGCTCATATTCCGGACGTTATGATGTACAAAGCGCTAATATATTCTACATGGGCGGTCTTATCAATGTACAGTATGCAGGTAGCATTAAGGCAGGGGACGGTTTTCCTGCAACTTCTCCAACGAAGATAAAAGTGGAAGTTGATGGTAATGCATCCGGTGAGGAATATGCGCCTGGTTATGTCAAGTCGATCTCTATCAATGATGTAGATAAACTTTCCACGCGTGTACAAATGGCGGATTTCTGGTCAAATGATACAAAAGACGTTTCTTATATCAAGACATATCAGGGTTTTCAACTATGTATAGCAGGGTGATATGGAAAAGAAGATAGTACAATTATCCGATAAATCTAACAATCTGCAACCTTTGCCTGTAACGGTATCTGATGCAGTTTATTTAACAGGAATCAATCCAATCCGGGGAACAGTAGGACGCTTTTCGGACTAAATGGCCTCACTTTAACGGAGTTTATAAATAAAGCGTTCTGCTTTCAGGAATCATTCTCTTTCTTTCATATATCAGACACTCATAAATCAATCTACGGCTTAAATAAGTGTAAGGAATTGATGGACACAGACGAGAGTATATATACGCTTGTTACAGGTGATTTGCAGCTTACTTCCGAAATGAAACAAGTTGTTGCATCAAGTGACAGGTTTCTTGTGATGTTAGGGAATCATGATGTAGCGGATGATTTCGCTCATAATCAAGCGGATGCGAAGGCTAATTATATCACTCCGTATATGACAACCAGAGCCGTAATGGGTGATCCTGAAGGCGCAGGGAGTTACTGGCATAAAGACTTTGTTGTAGACAAGAATACTATCCGTATAATTTCCTTTGATGAATATGAATACACAGAGGTTGGAACTCCATCAGGTTCACAGCATGGTGTTGTATATTCACAGAAGCAAATGAACTGGTTTATTAACTTGCTGAAGAATACTCCTTCTAGTTATTATCTGATTCTTGCGCATCACCAACCTGTATCAGCATATCGAAATGAGAATATGGGCGAGTTTATTTCAGAAAAAGCACCGGATAACTATGAATATGAATCAATTAATAACGCTTCGGACAAGAGCAAGTCCTGCGACCCTTTGATCCTTCCTAAAATCATGGATGCTTACTTGAAGAAAACGGTGATAGAAGGCACTTTCTTCTGTGGTGATGTAAATGGTACTCAATTAACTATAAATGAAGATTTTTCCGCAAGTACTCCTTGTAAATTCTTATTTCATATTGGTGGTCATACGCATTGGGATGTATGCGAATATCTTCCACTTTTTCCAGAACAATTGCAATTAGTGATAGATCAGGATAGGCCACAGCAATATAAATATTCAGATTTGAAAAGAAGTACAGGTGATGAATCTGCATATTGCATAAATCGTGTAACAATCGATTTTGATGAAAAGAAAGTGAAGTTACAACGCATTGGTGCCCATATAACGGATTCTAATAAGAATAGACAGAATCTAGAGTCTAAACTGAAAATATAAAGGTATAAATGGAACTAAACGATTGGCTAACAATACTCGGAGCTTTAGGAGGCTTGGAGGCAATTAAATGGATTGTAAATTTCTACGTCAATCGGAAGACTGATGCAAGGAAAGAGGATGCAGCAGATGCAGCAGAGAATGAAAACGAGCGGAAACAAGTTGCCTGGCTTGAAGAGCGTATTGCTCAACGTGATACGAAAATTGATGCTATCTATGTAGAGCTTCGTCAGGAACAGGCGGAGAAGTTACAGCTTATTCATGATAAACATGAATTGGAATTACGGCTGAAAGAATCAGAGATAAAAAAATGTGATGTTCGCGGATGCTCTAACCGGCAGCCGCCAAGTGATTATTAATTAAAATGGGAGGAAAAGAAATGAAAACTATTGATTCGATTATTATCCACTGCTCGGCCACACGTGCCGGGCAGGATTTACGTGCAAAAGACATTGACCGGATACACAAACAAAGAGGCTTTAGTCAGATCGGTTATAATTATGTGATCGACCTTGACGGAATGGTTGAGAATGGGCGACCGTTAAGCATTGATGGAGCGCATTGTAATACCAAAGGATTTTCAGAGTCTTCGTATAATAAGCATAGTGTTGGCATCTGTTATATCGGAGGACTGGACGCCTCTGGAAAGCCTGCTGATACACGAACGATTGCTCAAAAAACTAGTTTACGTGAGCTGGTAGCAAAGTTATGTAAGGAGTATGATATTGTCGAGGTTCTCGGACATCGTGATACTTCATCCGATTTGGACGGGTCCGGTGAAGTTGAACCGGCAGAATACATCAAGGCTTGTCCCTGCTTTGACGTTCGTTCCGAGTTTTCTAATTTTCTTCGTAATACAGTGATCTTGCCATGAAAGCGCTAATTTATATAACCATATTCCTGATGTCAGGAATATGGTTGTCATCTTGCAAAACTTCTCGTAACATCGATACACAAAAGCAGATTGACTATTCAGGGGACTTTTTGTATCTGCGAAACTTAATAGAATCCCTACGGCTGGATGTGAATAAGCAAACGAAAATTACTACTGACAAACTTCGTGATCTGAAGATTGAAAATACAACTGTTTACTTATCTGCTCCGGATTCAACAGGGAAACAATATCCGGTGAAAGAAAGTATCACTACTGCAACTAAGCAGGATCAGGAACGAACAGAAGTTGATGAAACATTATCTCTTACCTTACAACAGTTTTCTAACCGATTAGATACTATTAGTAGTAAGGTGAATGCTATATTGAGCCAAAAAGAAAAGGTCGTAGAGTTATCATGGTGGGATTTACATAAAAATAAAGCATATATCATTATAGCTCTGATAATTGCAGTGGGGGGAGTGTATAGCCGAAATAAATAATCTAAAAGAGGCAGCGTTCGTTGCCTCTTTTAGGTTGTAGGTTGTACGTTAGATATCGGGAAAATCATTTCTTATTTTATCGCTTTTTACAGCGAAGTTTCTTCTAATGTATCGTTCTGTAGTATCAATAGATTTATGACGAAAGTGACGTTGTAGTTCCCAAGTATCAATACCTTCATTTACAAGTTTTACCCCTCCTGTATGTTTGAAACTGTATAATTTGTATTGATTTGAAACATTGAGTCGATCACGTATTTTATCAAACCTAAATCTAAAATTATTCTTTCCCAACATTGTTTTGCCAGGGACACCATTATGAGAGAATATATAAAAATCTTTGGGATGTGTATCGAGGTTCAAGATATTATATATATAGTCATATAATTGGCGTGGAATGTTTACCGATTCGGTCTGTCGATTCTTACTGATATCTTTGGGGACTGTTATTATGTGATTGTCAAAGTCTATGTCTCCAATTTGTAGTTGTCTGCACTCATTTGGACGGATGGCACAATAATATTCCATTTGACACACTATAACCATAATTGAGGATCATGTTCCTTTATGTGCTTTGATAGTAACTGACGCTCCCGGTCAGGAATTGGTTTGGCTGCTTCATCTTTAATGCTACCCATATTAGGTATATCATGTACCGGATTAGTATCTATAATCCTTTTTACCTTTAGTAAATAATCAAAGAAACCATGTAATATTTGAGTGTACTTTTTCACTGTTCGCTGGCTTACATCATGCTTTTCTACAATATAGCATAGAAATTCGCATATTGAATTCTGTTCGAAAAAACAAATGTTTTTTTTGTCCAAACCAGTTTGCTCCACCCATTCACAAAATATGCGTAAGCATCCGATAAAGTACCCGTTTTCTTTGTTATATTTTCATTGCACCTTTGC